ACGGAAACGTTTGCGGAGATTCGATTCGATGTTACACAAATGATTCAGGCTTAGGAGAAAAATGGCAACGTACCAATATACGGGCGACGAAGTTAAGGAGTTCCCTACTTTGGGAATTACTGTCAAGCCCGGTGACACTTTCGAGTCTGCGGATGAAGTTATTTCAGCCGACGTTACTCTTGCTTCTGCACCAAAGAAAACAACACCAGCCGCACCAGTTACCCCTGATGCACCAACACCGTCAGCCCCGTCTGACACAACGCAAGGAGCGTGAGTAAATGTCAGTTCAGAATACACATCGTTCGTATATTGGAATCGCAAAAGAAACGACTAAGGGAACCGCGGTCACTACGCCGACCGCTTACATCCCCGTTATTGCGAACACTCTAAAGCCGCAAGATATTTATACGCCTCTTTATGATGAGGGTTTGCGTGGATCTCTTGTCAAGAATTACAACTACTTGCAGGGTCGCTTGCACTCAACTTTCGATTTCGGTGGAGCAGTATTCGCTGACACCATCATCTACCCTCTCGCTGGAGTATTGGGCGAGGATGTAGTAACTGGATCTGCGCCTTATGTTCACACTCTTGCCGTTAAAAACTCTGCGACTTCCGGTGCTGATGCTCAGCCATCTGCGTACACAATCCTAGACTTCTACGGTGCTGGAGTTCGCTCATGGGCTGGACACCAATTCCATGACTTCTCGCTAAAGTGGAACGCTGACGGATTGCTCGAATACGATGCTAAGTCAACCGGCTGGGGATCTGCTACTGCTTCAACACCAACTCCTTCGTTCTCTACCGTTCTCCCTTCCGTAGTCTGGACAGGAACAGTTAGCGTTGGCGGTACTACTATCTCTAACTCAACTCAGGGCAATATCGACTTGAAGCGCCCTGTCACTCCTATCTACGGCATCTCAAATGTTCAGAGTCCTTACTCTGTATTCGTTGGAGCATTGGAAGTTACCGGCAAGGCAACTTTCCTTATGGAAACCGATGCTCAACTTACTAACTACCTCACCAATACTCAGCCGGCTCTCGTCTTTAACTGGACAACTGGTTCGGGTGCGTCACAGACTTCTATCCAAGCAACAATGACCAAGGGCGCATATACGCTTGCAGTTATTGAACGCTCAAAGGATTTCGTAGAAGTGCTTGTCGATTTCAACGCGCAGGGCAACCTTACAGATGCCGGAACCGTTGGATATTCACCTATCAAGTGGGTAATCAAAAACGCCGTTACCACTTCGGTAGCGTAATCTAGTCGTAACAGGGGCGGCAGGTTGATTAGCCCGCCTTCGCTAATCCCGCGCCCCTGTTGCCTATTTGATAAGATAAAGAGAAGGCAAACAAACGAGAGGGCAAAAAATGTCTAAGCAAATCAAACTACCGTCAGGCGCAACCGTCACTATTAAAGAGGGAAGCGAATTACGAGTAAAAGATCGTAACGTGATGATGCGCGCAAATGCTATTGAAAACAAAGCCGAAAGAGGAATCGCTCTCGGTAACGCTATGCTCGCCGTAGTCATTGAGGATTGGTCATTCGATTTTATGATCCCATCCGTCAAGGAAGATTCAATCGAAAAGTTGTCAATTCCTGATTACCTTTCTTTGATGAAGCAGACAGAGGATTTAACAAAGGAGATTTTCCCAGAGGTCGCTGATACTGACGAAAATCGCCTTAATCCTGATAGCCCAAAAGACAACTTGACCGCTTAAAGGATGTTTTAAGCGGTTTTCAGAGATCTGACGAACTTAAATATCCAGACACCGAATGGTTTTATTTTAAGTTCGCCGATAGGTTCGGATGGACACCTGAACAGGTGGACAACTTGCCGGCTGGTCGTGCGACTTGGCTGTTAGCGATTGCGGATGTGGTCGAGGAAGTCAAGGTCGAAAAAATGGAGAAAAGTAAGTGAGTGATAACCGGGATGAAGTTTTCGCCGCGCTGAAAGCGTGGCAGGAGCGAATGGACAATGCCGGTTATCGTGCCACTCAACGAATTACGGCTGAGTTAGTTCGCCGAAGTATCCAAAACGCTAGTCAGGTAATTAACCCACCTATTCAGAAAAATAACCGACTTCGTTACAACCCTCATATTGGTCCGAGGACGGGAGAAGGTCCGAACAAGGCTACTGGAAACCTCGTAAGAAATATCATCGGTTCGCCTGTTCGTCGTGAAGGTTTCCAAAGTTATACGGCATCGGCTACTTCTGGGGCTGAGTATGCACGAGCAGTTGAACTTGGCAACCCTCGTTGGAAGAGTGGCGTAAAGTTCCCTTACATGATTCCTGCCCGTGATTACTTGGTACAATCGGGGTTAGCGTCTGCGTATATCAGGGAAGAAGTTTCAAGAGCGATGGGAGCATAGCCAATGGCAGGTGAAGTCCCACCATTAAATGTTGAGATCCTCGTACAACTTTCTAACCTTACCGCCGCAGTTCAGGAAGCAACCGCCGGACTGAATAAAATCGGCGATGCGGCTAAGGAACAAGAGCCAAAGTTTTCGGCACTCAAAACGACGATGCTTGGCGTGTTCGCTGGTAACTTGATGGCTCAGGGAACGCAAATCCTCATTGAAGGATTACACTCTGCGGTTAAGGCAATCGAAGATACGCAGGTCGCTACTGAGCAACTCTCAACCGCGATGAATAACGCAAAGCAAAATACTGCCGCTAATCGTGAGCAGATTCAGAGCGTTACAGAGAAGATGAGCAGTTTAGGTTTCTCTACTGCTTCCACGGAAAGCGCGTACACAAAGTTAATTTCTGCTACGGGTTCGGTTACTGAATCAACAAAACTTATGTCAATGGCGGCTGACCTTGCCCGCTATAAGCATGAAGATCTAGCGACTGCCGCTATGACCCTTGAAAAGGGAACGATGGGAAATGCAAAGGCTTTTAGGGAGTTCGGCATTACCCTTGATGCAACTTTGCCAAAGAATCAGGCTATCGCTAAGGCGATGGATGAGTTAAACCAAAAAATCGGTGGTCAGGCAGTTGGTTATACACAAACTTTCGCCGGACAGATGGAAGTCTTGAAATCAAAGTTCGACGATGTTGCCGTAAAGGTTGGCGCAGTAGTCATGCCTATCCTGACAAAACTCATGGAGTTTATTTCAGGCGTAATCGTTCCGGGTATCGAATGGCTTTACAATGTCACCATCGGCAACTGGTTGAAGCAACTCATCAACCTTTGGAATACACACGAGGGGCTACGCAAAGTCGTCGTTAGCGTAGTTGAAAGCATCGTCGGCAGTTTCGGTTATCTACTTGGCGCGGTCGCTAAGGTCGTAGATACGATTGCAAAGATTCCTATTCTTGGCTCGCCTTTTAAGGCTCTTGGTAAAGGTATCGACGAAGCCGCTTTATCAGTTGGAAACTTTGCGAAAGGCTTGGATAGCCTAGCCAATAAAAAGATTACGCTACCTTCCGTCGGAGATGCTCTCAAAAACTCTGGATCTACTGGAGAAGGTGGCGATGTTGGAGTGAGTGGGGGATTGGGTGCGGCTGGAAATATCAACAAAGCCGCTAACGCCGCAGAAAAGGCTCTTACGGCTCATAATGCAAAACTCGAATCGCTTGATGCTAAAGCCGCCGCCGCTGCAGAAAAGGCTCTCGCGGCTCGTAATGCAAAAATAAAAACGTATAACGACGAAGCAATTAAGTTGCATGACGATATGAATGCCGTACTTCTCGACCGTCAGCAGAAGATGGATGCCGCTACCAAAACGAGCGACGATGCTCTACTGAAGGCGCAGACAACGTTTAATGATGCTAAAGCAAATATCGAAACTCAATTTAATGATGCGATGGATGCCGCTCAGAAAACACACGACAACGCAGTTGAAAACGCTACTACTACCCACGAAGAAAATCTCCTTAGTATTCGTCAGCAGTATGCTGATAAGGCTACTCAGTTGCAGGTTGCCGCCGCGGATAAGCAAAAGTCAATAATTCAGCAGTCGATTGACGTAATGACGAGTGCGTTCGCTAGTGCGACCAAGATTGATCTTGGCAAACTTTTTACTACTGGTGGCTCAACTGCTTCTGGCTTGGTGACTCAGTTGCAAGATCAGTTGGGCAAGATAGTTCAACTCCAAAAGGATGCTGGAAAGTTAGCCGCCGCCGGATATAACCAAGAGTTCATCAACGAGGTTATCTCACAGGGACCGGCTCAGGGTGACGCATTGGCACAAGCCGTATTGACTGCCGCCCCTGATGCTCAAAGTTCAATTAAGCAACTTTATTCGCAGGTTCAGGATGCTTCACAGAATGGAGTTACTGATCTCGCTACGCAGATGAACAACGGCGTGAACTTTGCTAATCAGGCACTCGCTAAGCAGTTCGCTCAGGTCAATGTGGATCTCAACACGCAACTCGCAGATAACTCTGCCTCGCTTAATGATGCCCTGACCCAAGAAAATGACAAGTTCAATGCGGCTTTAACGACTGCTCAGGACACCTTTAACAAGGCTACAACTGCGGCTACGAATGCCCGCGACCTTGCCTTGAATAAGGCTAACGACACGTTAAGTGCTTCCATAGTGGCGGCTCACGATGCGTTTAACAAGTCAATTCAATCCATCTCTGATTCTTCTATGAAGCAACTCGATGCGCTTCAGACAAAGTTGGATGCGACCGTGGCAAAGATTCAGGCATTAAATAGCACCTCTGTTTCGGCTGGAGATACCGCCGCAGGATTGAGTGCCGCAAGCACTTATCAAATCGTTAATCAGGATAAGTTATCCGCTGGTAAGGCTCCCGTTACATATAACGTCTATAATAATCAGACTGTAACCGGAGTCAACCTCGCTGATCCTAACGCCGCCGCTAATGCGCTAAAGGTTGGCACTCCTTTGGTTATCCCACCAACTCCCATGAAGGTCGGTTAATGGCAACAGTCACTTCTCTCAATTACTACTCCTTCGCCTTTAATGGTTTCGTCTTTGGTGGAGCAGGTTCGCCTTTTCAGATTACAAAGGTCGAGGGGTTGGAGTCCTTGCCGACTTTGCGTGTTCAGGATGCAAACCGAGGCTATCTCGACGGAATGTTCTCCGGTAGGGATTTCCTGAGCGGTCGTACTATTACGATGCAGATGCAGATTTTCGCTGGCAATGGGTTGTCTGCTTTCCAGAATCACAATAACCTTCAGGCGGCTCTACTACCTCAGCAGACGGGAACGACCCCGCTTCAATTCCAGTTATCTCCTGCCGGTGGATTACAGTTCATTAACGCTCGCGTTCGCGCTGGTAAAACTGCCATCGACCCTGAATATACATACGGATTTATTCAGGCTCAGTACGAATTTTTTTGCCCTGATCCTCGATACTACGACAATACGGTTCAGACTCAGACCATGACTTATTCGGCTCCAAGTGGTCGTACCTATCCGCGTGTTTATCCTCTTACTTATGGTGGGGGATCTAATACGCAGTCAGTTCAGGTTACGAATAACGGCTGGACAACTACCTACCCGCTTATCACTATTTATGGACCGGTTACGAATCCCGTCGTAGGAAACTCGACTACTGGACAGGCTATTAGTTTCAACTATACGATGGCGCAATCCGATATTATTGCCATCGACCTTCAGTATCGTACGATTCTGTTGAATGGAAACCCTGCCCGTAATCTATTACTCGGTTCGTCACAATGGTTTGCGGCTCAACCGGGGGTTAATCAGTTTTACTTCTCCGGCTCAAACACAACTTCAGGCATAACAAATGCAACGGTACAATGGAACAATGCTTATATCTAAGGGGATGAAATGGCTTTAAGGACACCGCCAAGTTGGTTGCAGAATGGATCTCATCCTGCTGAGAATGACCGCCTATCCATGCAAGCACTTTACGCTACGACTGGAATTATTGGTTCAACTTCTCTTGCCGTAACTCAAAACGGAACTCCTAATATGTCCGTGAATATCGCTTCTGGATGGGCGGCTATTCTTGGAACGTATCAGTCAAATATGGGAGTTTATACGGCGTACAACGATGCGACCGTTAATGCTGGTATCGCTACTTCGAACCCATCAAACCCTCGCATTGATCTTGTCTGCCTTACCGTTTCCGATGCGTATTACTCAGGCGTAACAAATACTGTTGCCGTGAACGTGGTAACTGGAACCCCTGCGGCTTCACCTGTGGCTCCCGCTACGCCTACAAACTCAATCGTGTTGGCTCAGGTTCTCGTTGGTGCCGGTGTGACTTCTATCGTGAACGCAAACATCACCGACTCCCGTGTTGCAGTAACAACCAACCTTCCTGTTGTGACTTTGACTGGAACTCAGACGCTTACGAATAAAACTCTTGCGTCAGATGCCTTTACCGGACCGATTGAAACAACAACGGTTTCTGCTACTGCCGCAACCGGAACTATTAACTTCGACTGCATTACGCAGGGCGTTCTCTATTACACGACAAACGCTTCGGCTAACTTCACGCTGAACTTCCGCGGAAACTCATCTACGACTCTGAACTCTTTGCTCGCTACTGGTCAGGCTATCTCTGTCGTATTCTTGAATACAAACGGAGCAACGCCTTACTACGCTAACGCGTTTCAGATTGATGGCGTAACGGTCACTCCTAAGTGGTCGGGCGGTGTCGCTCCTACGGCTGGTAACGCTTCTGCGGTAGATTCTTATTCATTCACAATTATCAAAACCGCTACGAGCACTTATACAGTTCTCGCTGGCGGCGCAACCAAGTTCGCGTAATAGGAGAGGGCAATAATGAGTCCGTTACTTACAGGCTTTCCGTTCGGAGCAGGTGGAGTTCCTAAAGCCACTTATTCCGCAACAACAGGATCTCCAACGATTGATACTGCTTCGCGTCCCGGTAAGACAATCATTAAGTTCACCGGCTCTGGTTCAATTACAACAACAGCCGGAACTGCTGAAGTGCTCGTCGTTGCTGGTGGTGCCGCAGGTGCTTACTCATACGGAAACGACACGGGCGGTGGCGGTGCTGGTGGTTATTACTACAACGCATCTGCCGTTCTTAACGGAGGAACTTTAACGGTCACGGTTGGTGCTGGTGGAAATGGTGCCGGCACTACACAAGTTTCATATCTTGGTAACGCTTCGCGTCTTGACAACATCATCTGTCAAGGTGGTGGTTCCGGAACGGGCAATCTTGGAGCCAGCGGTTTTCCACAAATTACTGCTCAACCGGGTGGCTCTGGTGGTGGCGGTTCGTATTCTTCCGGCTCACTTCCGGGCGGTGCTGCAACTGTTTCAGGTTATGGCAACGCTGGTGGAACACATCCGGGAACTTCAACCTATGGCGCTTGTGGTGGCGGTGGAGCAGGAGCAGTTGGAACTGCGTCATCTTCTGCTGCTGGTGCTGCTGGCGGTACTGGTGCTGCGAACTCAATCACAGGTTCATCCGTGACCTATGCAGGTGGCGGTGGAGGTGGAGGTCACTCCGGTGCTGCCAATGCTGGTGGTGCCGGTGGCACTGGTGGTGG